CTGTGCCTGCTGTATCTTGAGCATCGAGGCCGCCGCATTCCCGCCGATCAATTTGCTATAGCCGTCCATCTGCGGCCAGCCTTGCGAACCGTCCAACCAGCCCCGTAGCTTGCTCGTCAACTCCGTTTGAGACATCAGCACGGCAGTTTTGTAGCACAAGCATTGAACGTGAAGTGGCAGACTAATTTGACCCACGCGGTAGATACCGCGTCCCTCACGTCCCCCGGTCACGACCGTATCACAAATATCCGGTTCGGGATGGCCGGCGCTCAGGTTGATTTGTTCTTCCAGCACAAAGGGCGAGGCTTGCATGACGGCGTCGGTCGCTAAGTGATGGATGATTTGCGTCTCGTTGCGCGCGAGACGCAATGCCCTATAAGCCACACCCTGCCCCCGGCACTCTGCCCCACTTTTCAAACCAGTTCGCCGCCCGCCCGCTATTTCCTTCTTGCTCAGTTGATAGAGGCGCGTCCGCGTCCAGCGCGGGCAGCCTTGAGACGCGCCCAGGTATTGCTCTAGCAGAGCGGCCGTATCCCATGCACTCGCGCCCTGCCCCGCGCCCGCGTAGAGGGTGCGTTGAATGCCAGCCCGCGCTGCTTGATTCAGTTGCCACACCCGATCGGACAAGCGCGCGCCGTCTGTATAAAGATGCTGATTCGCCGCGTCCATGACGGCTTGCTGCTGCGGATTGAATACGCCCTGTAGCGGCAACTCGTGCGCCTCTTGTAAACGATCGACCGCCGCCCGCACCCACTCTTGATAAATTGCCAGCGTCCCAAACGGCAGCCCCGCCGCAACCTCGCGCCACGTCTCTAATGCTTGCTGCCAAGTCGTGAAGGTCGTCGCCCACGTTTGATCGGTCGCCGTCAACGCGCGTTGTAAACTGCTGCCGGTCAACGAGTCCAACTTGTCGCCCGCTACCTCAATGATCTGTTTGCGCATCGTCTCGCCCGCTTCGATCATCAGCCGGTGTGTTTCGCCGGTCAAATAGAGTTGCAACTTAGCCTGCGCTATCTGTTGATACCGCTGCGCCTGCGCGGGCTGAATATCGGCCAATGAAGTGACGGTCATGCCGCTGCCCCCGCTGCGATGTCGGCCAGTCGTCCTGCCTCATTGCCCGCCAGCATATCGACGGTTAGCTTGACGTTAGGCGTGAACTGCCCGATTAACGTCAAGATCGTTTCGTCGTTGAGGCCAAACGAGCGCAGCAAGGTTGCCGCCGTCGCTAGGTCTTTCAACATCATGGGGGTTAAGATTTGGCGTGATACCCACGCGATTTTATAAGTAGCCGATTCAGGCAGAATGCCCATTAACAGCAATTGCAGATCACACACTGGGCGCACGAATTCATCCTCAACCCATTTGGTGACGGTGGGTAGATCGTCATTGTATTGGTCGCGCTGTTCATTCAGGATGTCTCGATTCAGGTCTTGCCCGTAGGCGATCAACGACATGGGCAAAATGGAGGCCGTCCACATCGTGNGCAAATGGTGCATCACGTCCCCAATTTCCTCAAGGTGCGCGTCCCCTTGTATCACGCTGATGCCACCCGGCTTGTTGCTGAAAAAGTCGAGTTGTGCCGCAAACGGATTCTCAAGAGCGTCCTTGTTGCGCTCTTGATACTTGATCACGTCGCCCTCTTCGCCTTCGACGGTATGGTGCAAGCGCTGCCCGGCGCGGGTGTGACGGCGCACGGCGATGTCCGTCTCGCCTTGATCAAGNCGTCGAAAGGGTTTGCCCGCTTCGGCAAACATCGGCGTCCCGTAACGGCTGCCCTCGTCATGCGCCCAGCGGCCATGTACGATCTGCCATGCGGCAAACCACAGGGCATCGGGTGGGGGGTCGTTACTCATCCACATTTGATCGGCGTGCCAAAAGGCGCGGGTGGGGTCGGGGAATTGGTCGCGCGCATCACTCGCGCGGCGCATCTCAAGCGTAGGCTTGCGCGTCACCAGATCGATCAAGAGATCAGCGCCGATCCCCACTTCTAAAAATATATCGCCGTCTCGGAAAGTCTGCCGCGCCCAATCGTCCAGTACATCGGTCAAGTGAATACGCTTCACCAGCGCGGTCAGAACTTCGACGGCGCGGGGGTCGTTACTCTCAATCGAGAATCCGGCGCGGGTCGCATCACGCGCAATCGTGCCAAGAATGCGCTTGACGCGGGCGTCTTTATACATCTCGCGCGCCTCGTTGATCTTGCTGCGCCGATCCCATTCGGTGCTGTAGGTGAAGGCGATCGCTGAAGCGCGCGCCGGGGGTTGCTCATCAATCGTCGTGGGCGTCGAAACGACGGCGCGCGGCTTCCACAAAGACGTAATGCGATCGATTAAACCCGGCATCATTCTACCTTTTCAGTGGTCGCAAACGTTGCAAGACCGGCATAGCGCGTGACTTCGATCACGCGATACAGCACGCCCGCCGCGTTGAATCGATCTTCGACCGCGATGTCCAGCGCGGGCGCGCCCAAGACGATCGTCGGGGCGCGGTACTCTTGACCGGCTGGACTATCGACGCGCGTCCCGCGCCCGGTCGTGCCGCTGCGCCCCAAGCGCACGGTCTGTGCGGAGAGCGTGGTCGCCCCGCGCCGCAGTGCAATCGACGCGGGCAGATCGTCCCGAATCTCAAGCAGGTCACGCGCCATGACGATCAGATCGTCGTCTGTCAGCATCAGCCCACTACCACCACATGCCCAATGTAGGCGATCACGGCTTGATCGAATTGCCTGTCAAAAACGTCTGCTTGCGCGCGCAGCTCGGTCGCCAGTTTTTCCTTGCTGATGCGCGCGTCCCCAAATGAATATTGGAACGCCTCACGACTCGCGGCAGTCGCCTGCAAGCCTAGCGCAATCGCGCGCGCCTTCAGCATCACGATAACCGCTTGCTCGTCTGTCATGTCCAGATAGTCGCCGTCATCGTCCAGCACCAGCCCCGCCCCGTAGCGCAGTTCCCGATCAAGTGTCACGGTCGGGGTGGGGATGATCGTCAATACTAGCCCGACGATGACATGCCGCTCGTCTGCCCAGGGCGCGCTGGTGCGCGGGATGGGCACGAGCTTGCCGCTGGTGGCAAATCCAACCGCGCCGTCGTTAGAGACGATCGGGCGCAAACTGATGAGCTTCCAAAAGTCGGCGGGCAGATTGTAGTCCGCAACACCCGCCGTAACAGCTACGGTCGTGACGGCCACACGAGACGCGCGGCGATTGAAAAGGGCGACGGCGTCCTTGATCGATTGCGTCACCTGCCCGCCGGTGGGCACACCGTTGCGCGCGGGCACGTCCGCGGCCAAAATCTCCTCAAGATCGGTAAGTAAGATCGTCATGGGCGTGACTCAGAGTGGGCGCGCGGTGGGGACTCGCGCGCCCACTCTTGTCCTCTAGGGATTCTTGTAAACGACTTTGACAGTGGCAGTGATGGTCTGACTAGCTGTCGCCGTCGAATCGACTGCAAAGCGCAAGTAACCGCCCATCGGCGCGATGACGACATAGCTCGTGCCATCGGCGCTGGCCGAAATGATTTCGGCTACTTCGATGCTGCTTGACCAATTGACGCTATCGGCGCTATATTGCGGCGTGAAGGTGATAGCGCCGGTGGTTGAGAAATTGACGGTCAGAAATATATCGGCCTGCGTGTAGCGCCCACTGGTGCACAGATCGGCGCTGGCGCGCCCGGTCGCACATTCACTATACCTTGTGACGGTCGTGGTCAAAATCGTTTGCGGGTAGATCGTTTTAACCGTCCACGACGCATAAGGCAGCGGTGCGGTTTCGGGCGCGGCAGAAACGAATGTCCCAAACGCCCCCAACAGGAAGGCAACGATCAAAACGATCACGGCAATCCGACTCATGCGGCTCATGTGAGACTCCTCAAATGAGGGCGCGGCGCACGCCGCGCCCTCAGTGTGATGGTGACAAAGTGACGGGTTAGGCGTTGGTGATCTTGACGTATGACCCCTTGCCCGGGATGGGCGCTACGCTGCCATTATATTCTTCCATGTAGTATTGATCGGCGGCGATCAGCTCCCGGTTTGTACCATAGGTCGGATACGGCCCTTTGATCTGCAAGGGCTGCAAGACACGGTGCGCAACCAGCTCCCGATTCGCCACGACCGAATAATCGTCGGTGAATTCGGTGGACTCGAACACGGGCAGCGATTTGATTCTCCCCATGTAGCCATTGGCATTCAAGTCCATATCAGGCCGCGCGCCCGCAGCGGTAAACTGCGCGCTGTTGGCGATCAAGTCTGAATTGGTCGTAGACATCAGCACGGCAGTCGGGGTATAAAACCGCTTCGTGATCAGCACGCGCGCAATACCCACCTTCTTGCTGAAGTCCTCATAGTCGAGCGGGTCGGCGGTCGCATCCCATGTACCGCCGCTGTTTGCGGCCACACTGAGCGCTGCCGCCAGCGCTAGATACATGACGCCTTGATCGATCTTGCGGCGTACATCGTTGGTCAGCATCGCCAGCGTCCGCGCGGTCGCATCCCAACCGAGTTGACTCCGAGAGAACACGACCGCTTCGCTGCTGATTTGCTGCGCGAGACGATCGGCCTTGCAGGTCAGCGTGGTCGATGTGATCTGACCCTTACCGCGCTCAATCTCGGCCATCTCCCCCTCGCGCAAAGCAGTATAGGTATAGTCCACCAAGAGTGCGGTCGCATCTCCGATCGTCCCCCCAGGTGCGGGCAGTGTATACAGCAAGCCATTGAGGTAATCGATCACATAGTCGACGCCTTCTTCGTAGGTCGTGCCAGCGGGATCACTCGTGACGACGACTGTACCGGGTGTGAGGTGCTGATGGG